CTTGGTTTCCAAACGCTTTGATGCGCCAATCTTGAGCGAAACCAGTGGAACCAATCTTGCTTTATACCAATCACGCCAGCAGGCGACTCCAGAAACTTATGCCAAGCAAATTGATTTCAGCGCTTTGAATCTTGGAGTTCTTTATCCTGATTTCTTAGCCTGCGAAATTGGTGACCAGGTCAGCGTCAAACGCCGCACTGTTGATAATCGAAATTTGCAATATAACCTTGTCATTGAAGGAATGAACCACAAAATCACCAATGATGATTGGCAGGTTACATTTCACACATCGCCCATCAATCCATATTCAATAACAATCTAGGGGTAAGCGATGCCATTATGTCCACAGATTACTAATACGCCAATCACAGTCACACAGACTGCTGACTTTACTGTTTCATCTGTGGTGCCTGCTGTACCAGATACTGCTGATGGTCTTGCCAACACAATTGACCAAATTGTTCTCAACTCTGGTGCTGTTGTTTATTACCAGGCATCAGCGCCAACTGACCCTTCTTTGAAAGAAGGCGACCTTTGGTTTGATACTGACGATGGCTACAAACAGTATTATTACAATGGAACTGCCTGGGTATCTGTTCAAGATACTGCAATCGCCGCGGCACAGTCAGCCGCTACAGCGGCACAGACCACTGCCGATGGCAAGAACCGCGTTTATCGTCAGACCACGCAACCCAGCACTGGACCATTTGCCGAAGGCGACCTTTGGTTTGATACTGATGATGACAATAAAATCTATCGTTACACATCAGGCTCTTGGGGAGTTGCAGTTCCTCTAGGAAATAATGCTCTTGCCAATTTATCTGCTAACAAAATTACATCAGGAACCATTGATGCATCAGTCATCACAGTTTCCAATCTCAATGCTGGCAATATCTCCACTGGCACCTTGGCTGCTGACCGAATTGCTGCAGCATCTATTACTGGAACAAAACTTGTTGCAGGCACAATCACAGGCGATAAAATCGCAGCAGCAACCATTACAGCATCCCAGATTGCTGCTGGTTCAATCACAACAGATAAACTTGTTGCAGGAACTTTGACTGGTTATACCATCACAAATGGGTCAAGTTTCAATGTTACTGCTGCTGGAACTTTAACTGCCGCAACTGGAACTATTGGTGGATTTACCATCGGAGCCACATCATTTGGCGATGGAACAAATTACATTTCAACTGGAACTTTTGGTCAAGCAAGTTTTGACACTTATATTGTTCGCGGTACTGGAACAGCAATTTCTATGTCAAATGGTGGAAACATCAATTTGAATAATGGCAATCTAAATAATGCCACAAATGTTAGCGCATCAGGAACAGTTAGCGGCGGAACTATATCATCAAGCGGAAATATAACTGCCAGCAATAGTATAACTGCAACTAATGATGTCACTGCCAACCGTGACTTGTTCACTCCAAACCATACAACGGTCACAGATGCCGCCAATGGCCGCGTCACTATTACTCTTGGTCGCGTTACGCGAAGCACTGCATCAAGCCAGAGATACAAAGAGAACATCACAACTTTGACTGATATTGATGAACTTGACCCAAAGAAATTACTTGATTTGCCAGTGCGAGCATTTACCTATCGCGAAGATTATCTATCGGAATCTGACAGTCGCTTTGGCGCTTTGATTCCTGGATTTATTGCTGAAGAAGTTGATGCTGTCTATCCAGTCGCAGCAGATTATGAAAATGGTGAAGTTGAATCTTGGAATGACAGAATGATTGTTCCTGGATTGCTCGCTTTGATTCAAGACCTTTACAAAGAAATAGCACTGCTCAAGGGGGAATAGATGGAAACTGAATTGGACCTAGCAACCGTATTGCAGGCAATGCGGGAACAGATTGGTTCAATGGCTCAAGAGAATGCAATCTTGAAAGCCACAATCAAGAAGTTAGAAAATGGACCTAGTTGCAGAAATTGTTCCGATACAAAGAACGATTGATGACCATATAGACCTGTTTGATGATATTCAGGTCTTGCTGAAGGAGAAATAATGTCACCAACCGACATCGCAACCCTGGCAGTTGCTGTCAGCACACTTGTTGGCTCATTTGCCTACGGAGTCAAATGGCTAGTGCAGCACTACTTGGCAGAACTCAAGCCCAACTCTGGCTCAAGTTTGAAAGACCAAGTCAATCGTTTGGAAGAGCGGGTAGATGAGATTTACAGCCTTCTGCTGACCAAGCAAAAGAGAACCCGCAAATGACACAGCGCGACAGATTCATTCAGGTCGCTTGGGCTGAAGTTGGATACACCGAAGGCCCGAAAGAGAATGAGACAAAGTTTGGCAAGGAGATGGGAGCGAACTACCTGCCTTGGTGCGGGTCATTCGTAATGTGGTGCGCCAAGAAGGTTGGTCTGCGCATCCCTAATTGCATCTCAACGCTGGCTGGAGCCACAGCCTTTCAATCCCGTGGTCAGTGGCAGGATGCCGCCACCGCAAGGCCAGAGCCAGGCGACCTAGCCTTCTTTGACTTCCCAGGTGACGGAGTCGAGCGGATTAGTCATATCGGCATTGTCATCGGCGTGCAGGCTCGCAAAGGCATCGTCCATACAATTGAAGGAAATACTTCTGGCGATTCAAAAGGAGACCAACGCAATGGCGGTATGGTTGCCTTCAAGACCAGAACCTACAAAAAGACCAAGCGTTTGAAGTTGAAGCGCCAAGAACCAGTCTCAATCGTGGGATTCGGTAAGCCTAAGTTCAAGGAGTAAGAATGGAAAAGTTGAAGTCATTTGTTCACAAGAATCCTGCTCGCGTAGCAGCGTTTGTTTCATCAGCAGTTGCTCTGATAGTTTCCGCGCTCTCACCAGAGATGCCAACCGAAGCAGCAGTTGCGTTCGTGCTTTCCGCTCTAGGTCTTGGTGAGTACGCACAGCGCGTAGAAAATCAAAAAACAGAAGTTGCTCTTTACACTGACATTGAGGATTTGGAAGAAGGAGAGTAGTTCAGATGAAACGGGGGGAAATTCTCAAAGAAGCCGAAAGGCTGATGTATGGCGACCGCCAAGAAGATTATGGAACGCCATATGAGAATCATCGAAGAATTGCAGTCTTGTGGTCTGCCTACCTTGGGACAGAAGTATCGCCAATGCAGGTTGCAATCTGTATGGCGCTGGTGAAGATTGCCAGACTGCAACAAAATTTTGAATACTCCAAAGATGACACTTTCATTGATGGTGCCGCATACTTTAGTATTGCTGCCGAACTCGCTGAAATAAAACGCAACCAGGATAAACAATAGTTTTTATCCCCTAGCGATAAGGAAGAACCCCCACACTGACACCTTTCCAGTGTGGGGGTTCTTCTTGCTTTTTAGGCTTTTACATATTCACGCAAGTAATCAACGATGACTTCGCTGACAGTTCTATCTTCTTCCTTGGCCTTGAGTTTGACCTTGTACCACAGCGAATCGCTGACACGGACGGACCGAATCTTCTTCATTTCTTCTCCTTTCGATTACATTTACACGGAATGTGAAAACCTTGTTGCCAATCAATCTGACCGCATCGCTGGCATTTTCTAATGTCCACTGCTGACTCCTTCACTGGCTTCGCGTATTTCCGCCAGTGCATTGGCGCAGATTTGCAGAATCTCAATTGCTGTCATACAGGTGGCTTCTAGGACTTCGCCAGAGCCATCGGCGGTCGCATCGCGAAGTTTGTCAGCGGTGTGATTCATCGCTGTTGTCAGTTGCAGGTGCAAGTTGCTCATTGCGCTCATCGTGCATTCCTTTTCATCCAACGAAGAACCAAGACCAATGAAATTCCGGTCCAGAAGAAGAACTGGACCATCGCCTGCCAGCCGCCGATGTGCGTGCCAAAGAGTAGGTCAAGCATTATGCCAACTCCTTAGTTTTCATTATGTCTGCAATGATGTGTGCTTTTGCTTGTTTCAAAGTGCGGTAGTCATCTAATCCAACATTGTCAATGCTTACGCACCAAAGAATATACGAATTGCTCTCAGGGTACCAACGATTGATTTGGTACTGGCCATAGTAGTAATGGCCAGCCTTTGAACGTTTGAATTTGATTTTCATTATCTGACTCCATTGTTCTTTGAAATGTAGTGTGCTGTTCTAACACCGCGCATACGCTTGATTGCTCGCAATGTTTGATGTGCAGGAATCTCGTCTGCAAAATTGACGTATCCATAGCAGATTGCGCCATTGGAAAATTCGACTACTTGGATTCCATATTTGCTGTGTGAAAGTTGAACAGCCAATTCATAAGGTGTTTCAACTTGATAAGGAATTCCAAAGCGTTCGTGAACTGCTTGGACATCTGAATCAACATAATTGAGACTGCCTGAACGACCATTGCTGCTGCCGATTACTTGCTCTAGTAGTGCTGTAGCCACGATTATGCACCTACCTTTGATGCTACAAACGCATCATAAAACTTCCAGAACTTGTTTTGCTTTGCTTCTGTTTGCTTAGCAATCAACTCAAGGATTACCCAACGACGTGGGCTGTTGTTATTCATTGCATCAAGCAAAGCATCTGCCATTTCAGGGAATTCAGCGATTGTTACATTGCTTGTGATTCTTGTTGTTCTGACCATTTTCTTCTTCCGTTTCCTGGAGTTACTGTGCTTGGCTCCAATAAGAGAATTGAACCATCTGTCCATACGATTGTCAATACAACCCCAGATTGCCACCGTCGGCGTGTCGCCCGTAGGCTGTCAGCCCCCTGGGTCATACTTGGGGCAAACGAAAGGGGGTCCGAATGGACCAGATAGTGATGATTGGGGCTTTAGCGGGCATTCTAGGGGTTATTGTGGCGGTTCTGCGCTATGATGCCAGCCCGATGGATGAAGCCATCAGAGAAGCCCAGCAGTGGGATTCTAAGCAGAAGCGCATCAAGCAAGCATTGGAGCGCAAATGACCAGACACCGCGAGCCGCTCTTTAGCGTCCACGCTACAGGCGATGGCGAATTTGCCCTGTACCTAGAAGAGCAGGATGCCAACTTGGACCTGCTGGAAGATGTCACCGAACAGGTCAATTTGATTGACCTTGCAGGGCTGAAGGAGTTCTCAAGCGTTGATGCTCTCAAGAACCCTGATGCCGCCGCCCGCCTAGATATTGTCCGTGCCGATATGCCAGATGTCGTTGCAAAGATTTGCAAGATGACAGAGGCAGAGGCGCTGACGCTGGCGGAGCAACTCATAATGATTGTCAAAGAACATCGGGCAAAGAACAACAAGCCCGTGAAATTAGAATTGGTGAAGTAATGGCTAACCCGAATGGTCGCAAAGGCGCTGCTTTTGAACTGGGAGTTCTCAAGTGGTTGCGTTCTCACGGAATATCAGCGGAGCGTTTGCGCCTATCGGGTCAGAAGGATGAAGGCGACATTGTTGCCATCATCGCGGGCAAGACTCATATCCTTGAGTTGAAGAACCGCAAATCCATTACTTTGCCAGCCTTCTGGGAAGAAGCGGTTGTTGAATCCAAAAACTATGCCAAAGCGCGTAACTTGGATTCAGCGCCACCTGCATTTGTTGTTATCAAACGCAGAAATGCTTCTGTTGAGAAGGCTTTCGTGGTTCAAGATTTGGACTCTTGGTTGAAGGAGAGGATGTGAATTTCTTTGAATTCCTTCCCATACTTCCTCAACTACCAGAAGCCAAATGCAGGGATATTGAGAATCCAGATATTTTCTTTCCTGAATCACGTGCAGAAGAGCGAACGTCGCTCCCAACTATTCGCGCACTGTGCGAAAGTTGTACCGAACGAAAGGAGTGCTTGGACTACGCACTCGACAATGAAATCAGCAGCGGTATTTG